CTAAGATTAAAGGGTAACTGTTGTATCAGTTGTTGTAGTTTCAGCTTGAGCTGCAGGTTGTGCTGGAGCTTGAGGAGCTGGAGCTACTGGTTGTTGAGCAACAGGTGGTTGTTGCATAGCCATTGGAGCAGTCATATTACCTGCAAAGCCAGCAGCGAATGGATTAGCACCGTTAGGAGATGGAGCTACTGGTTGAGTATAGCCTGCAAACATTTGTTGTTGTGGGGCTACCATAGGTTGTACCATTTGTGGTTGAGCTGTAACAACTTGAGCAACTTGTGCTTGTTGAGCTGCCATATTAGGATCATAGAAACCTTGTGGAGCTACAGGCACAGTTTGATTATAAACACCATAACGAGCACCGTATTGACCGTTAAAGATGTCTTGGTAGGCATCGAAGCCATAACGGTTAAATGCTGGGTTAGGGTTTGGAGTTACGAATTGGCTGTTAGAAACTTGTTTAGTAACTTCTGTGAAGTTTTCTTTAGCCATTTCGTATAGATCTGGACATTTATCCAATAATGCTAGCATCATCATATATTCAGAATAGAAGTCTGGAGTGAAGTTGATAGCATATGTTTTCATTTGATTCAAAACATTTTTAATTGCATTAACTGCACTTTGAACTTCGTCTCGACTAAGCATAGTCAAATCGAATTCAGTACCACATTGTTTACAACGAACAACATTTCCTGCTACTTTTTCAAGCAGGATTTGCGTTTTGTTTTTGTGCGGACATTTAGCACGTGCCATTTCTTCACCAGTCAAATTCATATTGAATTCGCGTTTTTCTGGTTTAAGAGCTTTTAAATCTTCCGCAGTCATTGGGTCTGTAACAGTCACATCACGGAACATGTTTTGCGCTGGCACTACAGGACCAACTGGCGCTCCGAATGGTTGCGCGAATTGACCGTAAACCGGTGCTCCGAATTGTGGTTGTTGCATAAATTGTTGATTGTACATGATATGTACCTCCTTAAAAAATGTCTTATAAGAGATTTTTTGTATATATTATGCGGCTATATACACACCAATAATATACAATTACAGAAATGTTTTGGGCATGATAATTTACTATCATGCCCAATTTATTTCTAGTAATTATTTGTTTCTAATTTGGTCAACTGTTACATGACCTTCAGCTTTTGCTCTATCTTCTTGAAGTTTATGAACACGAGCTGCTTCAGTAGCACGTTCTTCGTGTTCATGACGAATTTCTTCAAGTACTGCTTTAGGTGTAGTATTTAAGAAGCTATTAATATCTGGATCAGCAAATTTATTAATAAGGTTTGCAATTTGATCATCAGTATATTTAAGCTTCTTAGCAATAGGTTTAATACTTTTACCGGTAGAATAAGCAATAATATATTGAATCATTTCATAATCTGCAATAATAGTTTTAATCTTAACGCCAGGATGATTTACTTGGTCTTCATTGGATTTGATTGCAATAACTACATTATCTGCATCACTCCACTGAACGAACATCGTACCCTCATCAATAATAATACCATTATCACAATATAATCTTAAAGCGATATTTGTTTCTGCCGCTTTTAAAAGATCACGATATTTTTTTACTTGTGTAGCATCCATCTATATGTCTCCTTTTGCAATAATTCTTTACGCATTTAATGAGATTATCATTTGCATTTAATACTGTTATTGCAATGTTGGATTCAGTAAATATTACCACATAGTTGCTAAAATATATGGAATAAGTTCCTTCCTGATCTTTACAATAGTTGTATAATAGCTTATATAACTTCTCAGACTTAGGGATATCCTTTATAGATATCCCTCGTTCTTTAACTTTCTTTAAGAAAGCTTCTTGACTTTTCTGAGATTTACGCAGACCTACCCTTTCTTGTAATCTGTCTGCACAGTGAAAACTAATATCATAGTCGACGTTGGGCATATGGGTCTCGTGCACTCATATTCAACTTCTTACTATAAATATAAGATTCAGCAGCATGAATACTTTCAGGGTTAAAGATACCAGAGAGTAAGAAGCTTTTGAATTCTACTAATGCATTAGCTAGGGTAGTATAGATTTGTGCATTAGAAGAATGATATACGAAGAAACGCTGATGTTCACTTGTATAATTATCTGGAGTTAGACCTTGAGCGGACTGTTCTGCACAGATACCATAGAAGTGAATAGCATTTGCTACAAATGTATGATAGTTAGACTTAGCTGTTGCTACAGAAATTAAGCTATCAAGCAACTGATTGGATTTGAAGTATTCTTCATAATCAGGTACATTGATATTTGCATTAGATAAGTCACGTAAAATACGTTCAGAAAGATTCTTAATTTCTACATAGAATCTATCGCCATATTTAGATAAGAAGTCTGCACCTTTGGACTTGATTTCACGATCAAGTGCATTAGGACGAGCCTTACCATTTTTATGGACGTTAAGATTATAGTTCTTTTTAGATAACCGAGCTGCTTGATTAGTACTAATCTTAGTCATCTCAGTGAATCGTTCTTCAAAGCCTTTTCTATAATAATGCTCTTCCTTAGTAGAAGGATGAGTTGGCCATCTAGGAACTTGAACTGGTTGATTAGTTTGAGATAAGTTAGCTAACCATTTTTCGCAATCTAATTTACCTTGCTCAAATGCATTAGAAACACTTGTAATATCATTAGACATCATAACTACCGTCTCCTTCTTCAATTCTATCAATATCTCTCAAAATAGAATTTTGCATTACTAGATGAATTGCGTTATTGTAATGATCACGTTCTTCATCAGAAATAGTATCGATTTCAATTTGAGATTCAAGATATTCTTGAATATCGAAATCATCTTCAAACCATTTATTACCATCTTCATCGGTGATGGTATCTAAATAGTGCATAAATTGAACCAATGTAATAAATCCATCAGGATCACATGGTTTTGTTGTCCAGGACGAGATTAGAGATTTTTCGAAATCAATGATATCCGCATTCTCAATGATGTATTCTCGTACTGCGGTTTGCCCAATAGCAAACTTAAATGTTTTTTCTTGATCATATCCATCTACAAAGAAGATGAATAATGTATAAGGTCTTTCCTCTGGATCAACCTTAATCTTACCTGTTTCATCAGGGAACAACGCTAATTTTAGCGGTTGTTCAAAAATATTTCCGTTGTCGATTGTTTGGTTTATGTTTGTCATAACACAATACCTCCTTAAATAAAAATAATCTTGTAGAGTCATATACCCTACAAGATTATAATATATTATTTAGAGGAATTTTGGTTTAGGCTTTACATAAACAAGATAGTCTGAGAATCTAGTTATACCAGTGTATATAAGATTACTCATTATATCTCTATGTAAAAACTCTTCCATAAAAATACCATGATGGTATTGTGAACCTTGAGAAAGATGAGTAGTGATAGCATATGCTAATTCAAACTTATCAGCCTTATTGTATGGATTTCTCTTAAGAGCTTCACGTGCTTCAAATGGAGCACGATAATACTCTAAGTCTATATCTAATTGAGGAAATAAGTTATTACCATCATCTAAAAAATCAATAGTCATTAGTTTCATATTATCCTTGATAGACGTTATATCTGGATAATTTCTGACTACACCACGAAGACCATTAACTAAGTTAATACCATTGGATTCAATACTCCAATTATTCTTTCTACAAATCAATGGTTCATTAAAAGTTGGATATTGAGTCTTAATCTTCAATATATCTTCTCTGATGTACTTATTGATTATCTCTCTTGTCTTATTCTTACAGCATAATATAATATCAGATTGGAGCGATAACTTATCTGTTAGCTCATCCTCTGGTATTACTACTGCATTATTATAGAATCCATATTGGATTGGTAAACCTTTAATAGCTCTATCTGCAAGATAGACGATTCCAGATTCTTCAGCTTGACGCATTATCTGAGTAAGTCTATGAACTTTACCAGATACTAAATATCCAGGATCGTCTCCTACAGGAGGTAATTGATTTAGATCTCCACATGCTATAATTTTTATACCAAAGGATTCTATATCTTTAACCATACTTCTCGGAGTCATTGATGCTTCATCAATGATGATTAGTTTCTTATCTGGAATATATTCCCTTTTAACCCATTTCAATCGTGTCTTAGGTTTATTGAAATACTCATCCATTACTGGCTTTCCACTATCATCATATAGAATGCCTTCAACTGGTTCATAAATAGAAGAATGAATTGTCTTAGCATTAGTCATTCCTCTATTACGCATAACAATCGCCGCAGTACCAGTATAGCTCATAGGCATTATATCTTCTAATGGAATATTAAGACGTCGTACTATTTCATTCAATACGACTGTTTTTCCTGTACCAGCGGCACCAGTATATTGGAATACTAACTCAGAAGAATTATTAAACCAATCTACTGCCGCATCAACTATGGCTTGCTGACCAGGATTTAATTTGAATCTCATTTCTTAGCACGCCCTTTACGTTTAGGCATTTCTATTGGTGGTGGATAGTCTAAATATGAATAATCAATATTAGCTACCCCAAATAATAAGAAATCGATGATCTCCATATATTGAAGAGATGGATTATAATATTCACGAGTACTATAAGAAGTACCATCAGACAATAAAGCAGTTAATCTGCTTTTAGAATTCATTGTCTTACCGAATACTTTATAGTAGCTTGCTAAATATACGCTGTCTTTAAAGTTATCAATAAATACATCAAAGATAAACTTCATGACATTCTTGTTATATAATGGATCAAACATGATCCAGTCATTGAATAGGCTATTATAGCAATCTAATGGGAATCTTAGAAATTTGCCTTTATAGTCTAATACTATGAGATCTCCATTATCATCTTCCAAACACATATTTCCAGTGTGAAGATCTTTCTGGAGACCGACTTTACTACAAAGGGATAATACGAAACCATTTACGTACTCATCCCAGTTACAAATCATTGCAGGTTGTAGCATATTCATATATTCTCCTTACCCAAAAACATTAAAGTACTATACTTTTATATTTTCGAGGTGACTTAATATGGATGATAAGTATAATTCCGATTCAGGATTAGGTTTCACTGAAGTCGGCATTCTAACTTCTGTATGTAATAAATATGAGCCAGGATATCAGACGTTTTATGTGCAAGCACTCAATCCGATGAATATGAAATCTCCTATTAAGACTACATCTAAAGTTAGAAATCCAAATATCATAAATAAAAACAAACTTACAACTGGCAGTGTACAAACAGGATCTAATATCCTAATTGAAATGCCAAAAGAAGTTGTTAGAAATTTTCCAACGAAATACATTCCTCCTGGAACTAGATTTACTATATCTTTCCTTGGTGGAGACATTAATAAACCTGTAGTTGTGGGGAGAGATTACGATGGCTATAATGAAAACAATAAATAGCATTCAGCAATTTATTAGTAATAAACCAACCATTGGAACTGATTATCAGAATATGTCTCTCGTAGAAGAACGAGGTAATATCCAATTCCCAGTGGTTAATCTTATCACTGATGACTATTTTGATGAATTTAAGAAAGCTTCAGTTAGAGTAGAATTAACTGAAGATGAAATATTGAAGTATAAATATAGACCTAAGCTATTATCTTATGATATATACGATAATGCTGAACTATATTATATCATACTTCGATTAAATGACTTATATAATGTAAAGGACTTCAATCTTGGTAAGAAATATCTATATCTTATTCCAAAAGCTAAGCTTAAAGAATATCTATCAGATGTTTATACTCAAGAGAATGCCAATGCTAAAACTTTCAATGATAATCATAAAATTAAGCATTAAAATTAGGTCTAAGCTATTTAGTGGCTTAGACCTTTCTACCACTTAAATTCAAATGTATCATTAACGAAAGCTTTTGTATATAATTCATCATTTTCGAAAGCTTCCTGAACTACTACTCGTGGAGCCCCATCTTCTAATTGATTAGTTTTGTAGCTTCGAATAGTATTCATTCCGTCTTTACTATTTTCTGGATCAAACCCATTGATAACGTAAAGGTAATCTTGTTGATCTGGAGTCATTTCCCCATACATAAAGCCATTACCGATAACTATATCCTTAACATCATTACGAGTTATGATTTTCTTACCGTTGAGCTTCATATACTTATTAACTTCAGATGCAAATTCATTACTTACATTATAATTTTTAGCTATATCTTCTACTTTATCATTTGGTTTAGCTACATTAACAGATTCTGATAATTGTCCCCAACCACCACTATTAGTAGAAGTTTTAAGCTCATTAAGAGATGTTTTAAATAATGGCTCAGCTAGTTTAGTATCTTGCAATAACTCTAAAGGTCTTTCTTTAGAATAAGGTTGATAGAACCAAGGTGCTGATTGATTTTTAAAACGCTTCTTAGCATTAGATACACCAAGATATCTATTACCATCTGCTCCAGTTTCTGGAACTATGATAAATGCTGAGTCAGCATTTTCTGTAATCAATGTAGATTCCCCGATATTAGAACGACCAATCTTTCTTACAAGATCAGATTCATTTTTATATCGGCCTTCATCAATTATCTTAGCCGCATCACGGTTCATTTGAGATGCAGTAATTACTGGGATATGTTTAGCTATTGCAAATTCTTTGAATTCATCAACAACTGCACCTAGTGCTACACGCATATCGCCATTCATTAACTTGAAGTCTCGAGGTCTAATACGTTTAATATAGTCTTGTACTAAACAAATAACCTCTTTACCTTCAGATTGGAGTTGCTCATATAATGTATACAAATAATCAGTATCTACAGAATTACTTGGAGCATATCTGAATGCTATATCTATAGGACTATCATTTGTAACTTTTAAGCCATTCTCTCTAAGTAATCTCATAATTTCTTTTTCGCTACCAAATGAACTTATATCTTCATCAGATACTAGAATGCTGAATGCACGTTCTAAAGTTTCTGTTAAAGTATTTTCCATTGTTAAGAAAAGAATACATGGACGTTTTGTAGGATCTTTTGTTATTACGTCTTTATTATTAGCTTTAAGCTGTAAGGTTAAATTTAGCAAAGTACTAGATTTACCTTCACCTGGTAAGCCTAAATAAATATAACAACGATCGCTTTCATAACCACCATTAAGAGATCTATTGAATGCCTCCATACCACATTTAAGTTTCGTAGAACCGTTTACGCTACGATTATATAAATGAGTAATGGCCGCTTCATATTCTTCTTCGTCAGAAATTGATAAAGACTCAGATACTCCACTAATACTAGCAGTTTCTTTGATCTTCCTGTTCACTTCTACAATCTGACGTTGAACTTTGTCAATAATTTTTACACGTTGAGCTTCATCTGCCATTGCAAAGTCTGCATAATCAGCATATACATTTGACATCATGGATTGAGTGTAAAAACTATTTCTATTTACATTGATATTACTTTCGATATATCCAATTTCATTAACGCTCAATGCATCATCAAGTTTAGACATTGGGAATAAATTCTCAGTATCCACACCATCAGTTGCAGCTTGAAGTAAGATATCTCTATTTTCATATCCTTTGAGTCGAGCCTCGACTAATTGAGAAAGAAACTTAAATGTATTTTTTTCTCTAGTCTGCTCAACACTGTAGTTTTTGTTGGGATCTACCATCGATAGTAGATCTCGTAAGTCAGTTAATACAGATCTATTTGATACGTGGATAGTTCTCATTATATACGTAGCATATAATACTAACGAAGATAATGGTAAATTAAATCCACTACCAATATCACTCTTGGCCATTTAAGCCCCTCACTTCATCACCATAACAAATTATTCTTTTAAAAGATCGATTAATTCTTGTGGAGTAATATAAGTATAACCTTTATTATCATTTATATATCTACTTAGAATATCAAACTCAGTTAAGCTCTTGTCTGTAATATAATCATACTCTTTACACTGTTCAAGAACTTCTTGAGATTGACGTCTGATAATATCATTCTTATAATCACACTTAATTGCTATATTAGGATTATTCCGATAGAATGATTTTAGAATATTTATATTCTCATGCTCAAGTGTAAACTCCATACGGATATTATCTACACCTTCAGCTTGCCGTTGCCTTATAAACTCAATAATCTTTTGAGGATCATCTTTAATCATCTCATCAAAATTTATTGTATCGTATTTATAAGAATTGATTTCTTCAAAATGAATATAATAATTCCTAGTAGTTATATTATGGAGTAAGATCAAATACCCTTTAGGTTGCTCTTCTCCATAACACCATCTATATGGTGACCCACAATAGTAAAAATCTTTTTCATAGCATCCAGATACATGTACATGCCCAGATATAATTGGTCCCATGGAATACTTAAAGTTTTCCATACCAAATACTGGACTTGGAGCATCTAAATCCATTTTATCTTTTCCATATATTGCACCTCTAATTGTACCATGCATGCATACTGCATCATATACATTCGTATACAATATATTCTCGTAAAACTCCTTTCCTAATCCTGCGATTTCAGGTATACATAGGATTCGTTTTCCTTTTACATATTCAAATTTTATAGATTCTATAACTCGTACATCTACTGTCGGATCATTCATATATCTATAAAATAACTTTGTTTGATTTGCATCATGTGATGGAGTACCATGTAATATAAACAAGGTACATTGTTTTTGTCTACAAATTTGGACTAATTCATCTACAAATTTCATTGCATACATAACTGCGTCTGAATTACTCATGAACTTATGATGAAATAAGTCACCATTGATTGATATTAAGTCTAAGTTTAATAAATTTATACGATCTATAAACTGTTGTTTTAAGATCTGATATTGTTTTGATGGTTCGAATACACCAAAGTGTATATCTGATATATGAGCTTCAACTAAGATTTCTTCTTGCATTACTAAGCTCCCTTAAGAAAAAGTAACCGTGAGGTTCCTTGAAGGACCTCACATCATTTATTAAACTGTTTGTTCATTAATTAAAAAATATAAAAATAATACCCTAGGAGAATTGAAACTCCTAGGGTAATTTTATTTATACTTCTTCAATACGATCTAGAATTGTATACAAATCAGATGAATCAGAGCT